TGCCCTTTGGACATCGCTCTTGCTTTCGCAATAGGCACGCATTTTGGATAATTTTTTCTTTTTTCTCCACCACTTCGCCCACACTTCGGGTATGATCCATCCGATCGCTTGTTTGCAATATCGACCCAATTTTCCTTTACCCATGATCTTAATCCTTTTTTAGCCATTATGTGTATAGAGTTTTCTTTCTCCTATCATTCATTACTGCTCCACAAGCTTTAGCAATTTTTCTAACATTACCACCTGTAGAATACATTTCTCTTGGCATTGCAGAACCACCCATGGCTTTTTTGGCTTTCTTTTTACCACCTGGTGTAACTTTGCCAGAACAAACTGCAGAAGCATACATATTAGCATACGCGCTTGGGTATACTTTAAATTTTCTTTTAGCTGCTGCTTTTCCTCTTGGACAAAGTTTTGCCATTATTTTTTCCTTGCTGTTTGAGCTGCTCTTTTAAAGTCTTTTGCTTTTGGTGCACCTTTGGCACCTTTTTTTCTCATTTTACCACCACGTTTTCTTTTAGCGTGGATGTTTGCGTATAAACCTTTTCCAGCCATTACGCCTTCTTATTTTTCATTTTAGCTCCAGCAATTCTATCTGCTTGTGTAGGTTTAGGGTTTTTATCTATCCCTGCTTTTACAGATAACATTCCAAAAGCTTTTTTCTTACCATTACCATTTTTTGGTTTAGTACCTTTGGCTAACGGTCTTCTTTGCATCATACCGCCACCCATTTTCTTAACACGTCCACCCTTCATATATCCAGGGACTTGTTTATTGTGTCTTTTATTTGGCATTATTTTTTTCCTCCGTTTCTAAATATTTGTGTACCCTTAATTCCAAAAATACTTGCTACGACCAAAATCCACAAGTTTGTGAACCATGAAGGGAGCGTCGAGAAGTATTCAAAGAAAAGTTTTACCTTTTCCATCGCTTGTGGATCGTCACTTATGACTGCCCACCCAAGCACTATAATCGGAGCCGACAAAATTATCAACACAAATTCATCTTTCCAGTCCGATTGCCTCGCTTCTAAAAGTTTGCCCTGGTAAGCCTCTTCACCCCGAGCCATCTTCTCTGCGTGCATTAGCTGTGCATCAGACATAGCCATTTTAGTTTTCTGTCTATTGCTGTAAATTTTGCTCCCAGCTTGTAGAGCTATCTTTGCTAAACTAAACCAAGCCATAATTATACTACGATAGCTGTTTTTCTTTTGTCTGATCTCATTCTTTTCGTACCTTTTACACCAACCACTTCTGGTTTTGCGATGTAATTGAACGCTTTGTCGGCAGTTGTTTTAGATCTTGGATCTATTTCAACTTTTTCAGCCGGAACTTTGATCATTTTTTGTTTTTTATAGTTCATCATCGTGTTTTTGCTCCTTATTACTTATCGTCGATCTCAATTGCAGTTATACCTGGATTTCCAGCCTTTGCAAGGCTTACTCCAGCTCTTAATTTAGCCAAATCTTCGTTTTGGTCCATCTTATCTTCTGCAATTTCTTTTGCTTGAACCAATTTTGCTCTGTCTAGGTCAGCTCTGGACTCATCATAACGTTTTTTACGCTCATTTTCCATAGCTTTAAGATCAACTTCTCTTGCTTTCAGTTTTAAAAGTGGGTCAGAGTCAAATTGTGACGTAATTTTCTTCTCTTCTTCCATAAAATCACCCATCATTTCTGAAATTAAGACAGCTTTTCTAGATTCCATCTCTAAAGATAGCTGTTGTAGTTGTTTTTGCATCATTGGATCTTGTTGTGCTTGTTGTGACATCTGTTGTAGCATCTTAATTTTCTCTGCAAACTCTAATTCTATCTGTTCTTGAGCCATTAAACTAATATGTTCTAAACAATTCTTTTCTAATGCAGCCATAACTGATGGTGAATTCCTAACCATGTTGGTTGCCATAAAATTTAAGTGAGCTGTAATGTGTGCTCTGTGGTCTTGACCTCTAAAAGCTTGGAAAGGTTTGCCACCTAATGCATCTATGTGTTCTAAAGCAGGATCTTTTGGTGCAATTGGAGCTGGTGGTGGTAAAATTTTATCAATATCTTTTACACCGAGAGCTTCGTACATTTTTCTGTATGCATTATATAGGTTGTGAATTTGTGGATTGGATGTGGCTAGTTGTAATTCTGTTTGTGCAATCGTAATTCTTTGTGACATTGAAAATATGTTTGGATCTGCAACTGGTAGAATGTCTACTCTATCATCAAAATCCATTTGCTTAACTTCTCTTCTGCCACCAACAACATCGAAAGGATAAACTGGTGGTAAATACATTTTAAATATTTTTGCAAGTAATCTAAATTCTGATCTCATAGATGTGTAAAGTCTTTTGTGTATCGCAGACATAACACGTGATCCTCTTTCAAGAAGAGCAACTGTTGTACCAACAGCAGCGCCTTGATTACCGTCACCAACTTGCATGTCTGCAATAGCAGCAAATCTTTGACCTGCTTGAACTACAATACCCATCAATTGCAACAATGTTGCTGATGGCTCTTTGTATGGAAGCATCATAAAAGAATCTCTTATGTTTCCACCTGGTGCATCTACATCTTTAAATTCACCTGGTTGAATAGGTGCAGCTTCATCTCTAACTCTCACACCTCTTTGTTTAAACCCTGCTGGCAAATTGGATAATGTACCAGCGTCCAACAATTGACGGAGAGCGACCGTTGCCGTTCTACTCAATCCGCCAATCATATGGATCAATCCAAATCCGTAGAATCCTAGTCCTGGCAGAAATTTAAAATGGACAAAATAGGGTATTCTATTTTTTCTTGGATCGTCAGGATTATAGTTCCTTCTAATAGAAAGAACTTTTCGCGAACCTTCTTCTACAGTAACAATATATGGGAGCTTGATTGCTGTATCGTCTCCGTTCGCATCCTTATCTTCAAAACCTTCTAAATCTAAATTAACGTGACATTCTAAAAGAGTATAAATATTTTCTGCTTTACCTGTTGATTTTGTTCCCTCTAACTCTCTTTCTTTTTGATCAACTTCATTTTTAACAATTGCTGGTGAACCTAAATCTATATCATTATAAAAACCACCAACTTGTTGTTTACGTAAATCATTTTCTGACATTTTTAAAACGTGAATAATAGATTCTGCATCGTCGAGCGATGTAGCTGTGTATGGCACAACTAAATCATCTGCTGGTACAAATTTAGAAACTGCTCTACCTAATAAATCATCGTAGTAAACTTTTTTGAATGTAGATCCTGCGAGTGGTAAATGAAATAACATTTGATCAAACTCTGGTTCATACTCACCCATTTTTTCCATAAGCTCATAGTTCATGTATTCTTTTACTCTTTGAGCTTGTGCTTCTTTTTGTGGATCACTCATACCCACGATTTGTGTTCTGATTGGTCCTTCTGCTGGTAATAATTCTTTGTAAGCTCCTGCTTGAAACTGTGTTACAGCTTCTGCAAGAACAGGATGCGTCGCACCCGATGCACCTTGAAACGGTTCCGTTCTATTTTCATATTTGAATCCAAGTAAGTCAAGCCCTTCTGTATAAGATCTCTCCCAATCTTTTCTGGACATTTTATAGTCTGTATAATTTTGAAACATTTCTGATCCGATAGGATCTAAAATTTCATCTGGTAATAATGCTGCTAAATTATCAAAGTGGTTTGGATTACCTTCAATGTTTACTTTACTAGGATCAAAATTTAATTCTACTCCACCATCTTCGGTAGGTGTAACTTCAACAGGTTGTTTTGTTATCTCTTCTTGTTTTTGAATCTCTACTTCTTGATCAGGTCCTTCTATTTTTACAGAGGTTCCCAACTCTGAAAGAGTCTTATCAATATCTGCCATTATTTACGCTCCTTAATAGGTCTAACATTTTTAGCCACATAAGGCAACCCATGTGGTGTAGGCCCTGATTTTGGTGCTGGTCCTGATTTAACACCTGCAATTATACCGCCCTCTGCCATTTCAGTTTTTACAGCCCCACCTAAAATTATACCCATTTCCTCCAATTCTTTTTTTGAATATGTTTTACCATCTTTAGCTAGTTCTTCTAAAACATCATCGATAGATTCAAAACCTGAATCAGTATCAAAATTACCAGGATCGTTTGCATCTGGTCTAGCAGTCATTTCATCATATTGTGCTGGAACCTCTTTAGATGTACCAGTTGCTTCATCAACAACACCCTCTGCTGGTTTGTACTCCATTATTTCATCACGGCCCATGTCTTCATCTGTTTTTCTAATTGTTATATATCCATCAGTGTCGGTAAGTGTGTAATCTTTATATTCAATTACTTTTTGTCTCTCAATCACTGATTGTGTATCAGAAACATCTTTTCCTTTTCTTTGTATTAAATTTACAAAATCAAGAAAGTATTGTGGTGTGCCGCCTGGCTTTATAACAGCTTTTTCTGCAACCTTGGTTCCTGTGCCTAGTAATTTATCTAGACCCAAATATTTTAACATAGCTATGGCTCCGCCTGCTCCGGTTGTTATCAAAAAGTCTCTTCTACTTTGATTTGGTTTTGACAATTGTTGTTCTATTTTTTTATTAAGTTTTTCTATAGCTGTTGCACTTAAACCTAAATTTTGAATTTGTCTTAATATTTTTGGTGCTGCTCTGAAAAATACAAAAGGTGTTACGGGTCCTGGAAACTCTGCAAGAATTTGTAGAGAGTCGCCCACATATTCTTGTGTTGAAGGAAACTGTAAATTTTTTTCTCCTTCTTCTATTAAACTTGTAAGACCCACTTTCTCTTTTGCAGCTTCTGTAATTTTTGGTGAGATACGTTCTCCAAATCTTTGTAATTTTCCTTCTGGATATCTATCTGCAACTAAATCTGCAACAGTTTCACTTCCTAACGCAGCGAGTGCAGGCACTGTTCTAAACGCAAACTCTGGTATGTTAGCAGCTCCAGATATAGCTTTGTTTACATAATATGGATATGCTCTTGGATCTAAAAACATTTGATTAAATCTTTGCATAAGAGTTTTTTCGTCGTCCGTTCCGTAAACTGCTTTGTCTAGCTCTTCTGCAAATGTGCCTTTAGGAAATGTATTGTACTCATTAGGGTTGTCCATCATAACTTGTAATTCACTGTAGTCAGGTTCGTTGCCCGGGATTACTGGTGGAGTACCATCTTGAAAACCGACACGGCCACCTTGTGCAAGAGACATTGAAACTTGATCATCGCTAACTATCTCTGGCAGGTTTGCTATATATTCTTGTTTAAATTCTTCATCTTCTCTTAACAATCGTGACGTAGTGGCTACTTCAGGATCTGCTGTAAGATAAGCACTTGCTAAATCAAAAAGATTTGATTCGCCAGCTTCAGCCGCTGTACCAACCGCAGAAACACCAAGAACAACACCAAGTGGCCCAAGAACTTTACCACCAATTTTAGCTGCTCCTTTAAAAACACCTTTTGATTTTTGTAAAGATTCCAAAAGTTGTTTTTGAGTTTTAAATTCTTTTGGAACTTTCATACTATAACCAACTTTTTTGTAAGTGTCGTCAAAAGCTTTTTGTAAATTTTTATCTAGATTTTTGTAATTAGCTATAGATTTAGATGGAGCATTTTTAAGATCAAACTCTGCTAACTGAACATTTTTCATTTTAGCGCCTTCTTTTTTAATAATGTCTTTTTTTGCATCCTCAAAAATTTTTACAATTTGATTTGCAGATTTTTTATCTGCGGCGTTTAATTGATTATATTTTTTACCCTTAAATACAGATTGTAAATCTCTATGAGTTTTACTTAACAGACTATCTAAATTAGATCCTTTTATTCTAGAATTTACATCTTTTGTTAATGCTTGTGTAAATATTGCATATGGGCTCATGCCTCTCCTAGCAGAAGCGGTTACGCTAAATATTTCATCTGGCACTAATCCAGCATCTAAAGCTTTTGCAATATTGTTTTGATAATAGCCTATGAAAGATTTTCCTTTTGTGGCTCCTAATGCTTTGTCAATAACTTTTCCGTAATGATCATAAACTAAACTAGAAAAAGCATAACCATTACCAGCCTTACCAACAATTCTTTGTGTATCAATTATTCTTCTTCCTAAAGCTTCATCAATTTTAATTCCAGGAATATCTCTAGTGCCGGCTATTGACTGTGCCATTTGAAACAATCTTCTACTAGCCACAGAAACATCATCATCAATTAATTTAACTGCTCTTTTTAAAATATTTGCTCTATTTGCTGCGTTTAAATTTCCTCTAATTAATTTTGATATTTGTGGGTCATCGTAAAGTTTTTTAATATCTGCATTCATAGGGGCATTTCTTTTTATTTGAATTTTAAGATTACCCTCTGCTTTTCTTGAATCTGTAGCAAATTTTAAAGTTTCGTCTAGTTGTTTTAAATTTACAGGCTCACCTGTTAATTTTGTTATTCTATCAATTAGAAATTTTTTATCTGCTGATTTTATTTTTCCGCCTATATTAAATAATCCTTTTTCTCCACCTCGTGCTAAAGTTTTTGGATAATGAGTAACCATATTTTCTGGTAAAAAGGCAGCAGCGGATTCAGCAACAGTTTTTGCATTTTTAGATTGAGCAATACTTTTTGCAACCATTTCTAAATAATTAAATTTTGTAGCATATATATTTTTATATACATCGTTTGCAAATCTAAAATTTTCTGCTTCTTTAAAATTATCCATTGCTATGACTAAAGCTCTCATAGCTCCGTTAAGATTTACTGGTTTACCAGCTTTAGTTTTTCCAAAAAGTTCTATAGCAAAACCCTCTGGGCTAGGTAAAAAACCTTTATTTTTTTTAATAAGGTTGTTGACTAGAAAAGAATTATCTATGTCTGATTGAGTTATAAGAACACTATTAGATTTAAACGGCCAGTACGAAGATCTACCTTTTGATAATCTTTTTAAAAATCTTTCATCTTTTCCAACAGCACCCTTTTTCTTTCTTGCTCTTTCTAATTTAGCATCACCCATTTGTCCATAAAGATCATCATAAACCAAATCTCCGATAGCATAATTAACTCTACCACCTTTTCTTAAATTAATTCTTCTTAAATACTCTTCGTAGGTTTCTTGTGTTGGATCAAAGTCTCCCTTGAGCTCATCTCTCAAAGGTCCAGGTGTTAGCAGATCTTCTAATTTAAATTTATCAGCAACCCTCTGTCTAGGTTGTGCGCTCTCTAGCTCGTTGGTTATGGGATTAATTACGTACGTTGTCATTAAATAAGAAACGAACCATATCTTTGTTCGCTATGCCTCCTTTACTAAATCCATATCTCGTTGGGTCAAACTCATCAACAGACATTCTATCAATATCATCAACACCTAACTCTTTTAACTCTTCTAATTTTTCTATAATGCCTCTACCTCTATAATATAAATCTACACTTCCTTCTTCTCTTTTAGCCAAAGTTTCTAAATGATCATAAACCTTTTTACCTTTTTGTATGGTGTCAATCTCATTTAAATTATATCCTTTCTTACCAAGAGCTTCGGTAGAAAAATCAAATACCTCATCATCCATTGCAATAGCTGTATCTAAACTCATTCTAGCTTCTTTAACTGGTGGTATTTTGTAATCAATATCTTTTACTACAATCTCACCGGTTGCTAGGTTTTCTTTCTCTACAAGTTTAGGTTTTTCTCTCATTGTTCCTGTGGCATCATCCCAAGTATCATATTTAGTTCTAAACTGTGTTGTACCACTTGGATCATTTTCAATAGTATATTGAAATCTACTTTTTCTTAAAGGTGCTAAACCTTCATTGTCTAAACT